GGCTCAGGCGAACCCCGTCTGAGGCAGGTCACGGTTTGCAGGGAGATTGACTACCCTGGCCCCGATTGTCGGGGTGCTACTTGTCACGCGTAGCGTCGCGTTATACGCTAGTGGGCAGTAATGCTCGCGTTTCGCGCTGGTTGGGCCGACCTTGAGTTGGAGGAGGTCGCCCCTTACTTGCTTGATCAAGCAAGAGACCGCAAAGGGCACTGGCGGGTTGTGGTATACAATCGCCATGCGGATCCCTACTCCGTCGTTTTCACGGAGGAAGAGTATTCCAAGCTGAGCCGCACGATGTACCATGGGTATCGCAACAACACGAAGGTCACCTCAATGCATGCGGGACTGGAGAACGCGGCTCAAACATTGTGGCCTACCGGCAGCTTGGACCATGTCGCCATGCGGCATGTTGGAGTCTCTGTCGTGATGCAGTACATCACGAACCGCGCCAACCGGCAGGGACTATGGGGATATGTGTGGACCGTTCTTACGTTCATCGTGGAGATGCTCGCCTGCTATTATGGGCTGAGCTTCGCGTTTGGATGGAAGGGGCGGATCGCCACCGCAGGGATCGCTTACTGGCGCAAGCCAGGGAAAAGGAGCCAGTTGCCTGAGTTGCATCGTATCACGAAGGATCCGGCCAATAGCATTTGGCTTGGGCCGGGCCCTTCGACGGAGGCAAAGACGGGAGGAGACCCACCCAGTAATGGTGCCCCCATACGAGTCGAGCCGACGCCACCGAAGCTCGACGCACCTAGCACGCCAGACGACGATGCGAATGGTGCAGAGGCAACAGAGGACGGACGGACAATTGTCCGCGGTGAAGTCGTCGCTGTTGTGGGTCAGAACTTTGACAAGAGTGAGCCTGTCAACCACATGCCCGTGGTCGGCCTCATGGTTGGTCCATGTCAGACAAAGCCTAATGTTTATTCGAAGACCGCATCGAATCTGCAGGCCGCCATTGAGGAGAGGATTAATAAGAAGGCCAAGAAGCCCCAGATCACAAAAGCAGACAAAGCACGCATCGGGAAAGTTGTGCATGCTTCCATGTCTTGCAACAGGACGCGCGGCGTTTTCTCTCGCGCGCGTGTGGCCGAGTGGGCAATCCAGAACTTTGATCTGGAGGCATGCAAGTCCGGGAAATGGAGCCTGCAGAGGTTCCGAGGATCTTTGGAGAACCTCTATGCTAAGGAGCACCCGAGGTATGCTTTCAAGGCTGACATCAAGTATGAATGCATGCCTGAAGGGAAGGCGCCCAGAATGCTGATTGCCGACGGCGACGAAGGTCAGCTCATGGCGTTGGCGGTGGTCAAGTGCTTCGAAGACTTGCTGTTCCATCATTTTGAGGAACGCAGCATAAAGCATGCCTCCAAGAAAGACGCCATGGACAGGGTGGTCAACAACCTCAAGAGGCCGGGAGCAAAAGCGGTGGAAGGAGATGGATCGGCGTGGGACACCACGTGCAACAACGAGATTCGGTCCATCGTTGAGAACCCCGTGTTACGGCACATATTTGAGATTTTGGCCGACTATGGCGTCCTGCCATCGACATGGATGGAGGAACATTCACTCGCATGTGAGCAGAAGAAGCTCCGTTTGTTCTTCACCAATAAGTTTGAAACCATGAGTGTCACGATTGATGCGATCCGTCGCTCCGGCCACCGCGGTACTTCATGTTTGAATTGGTGGATGAATTTTGTGTTGTGGGTGTCATCTGTGTTTAAGGAGCCGGAACGATTCTTAGATGTGAACGTCAAGAAAGGTGAGGATTTAACCGGTGTCCTTAGGTGGTGGAGTGGTGCGTTTGAGGGCGATGACTCTCTGTGCACGATGAAACCGCCGATGGTGGATGGGGATGACTTGTCGAAAGTTTTCCTCACGTTCTGGGCTGATGTTGGCTTCAACATGAAGATTGTCTTCTGTACGACCAGGGCAACTTTTGTGGGATGGAATATTGGCTGCGTGGAGGGGGAGCTGACCGATTACCGGTGCCCCGAGCTTCCCCGCGCGCTCGCAAATTCAGGCGTCAGCGTTTCTGTTGGCGCCATCGATGCGGCCAAGAAAGCCAATCGCAAGTCCGCCAATGTGTTGGCGGCTGCCTCCGCGCTCGCACGCGCTAGTGACTTCAGTGGCATTTTGCCCAGTGTGTCCGAGAAGTACCTCGAATACGCTGAGAGCGTGTCCTCCTCGAATTTTGAGGATCGTGAGATGAGCATTCGGTCTTACGGTGAGGACGGCCATGGAGCAGATGAAGTGCGAGCGATGATTAGGGAGCGGAACGTCGGAGTCACACCCCAGGAGGAGGGCAAGGTGCTTGACGCGCTGGGATATAGCGCAACACCTGATGAGATTGCCTCCTTCCGGGAGTACGTGTGGAGTATGGACCCGCACGTCCTGACGGACTACGCTTCCTTTAAGGAATCGCTTCCTCCTTCTTGGAGGACGGCTTAACCAGCGAGGAATGGTGCATGTGATCCACCCTCGATCTAATTAGAAGGGGTGCTCTGGGTAAGATAACGACCCAGGGCGAGAAGCACACGACACACTGAGTATCCGGTTTACCTGCCGCCGCCCGGTGTCGCGCTCGCAGAAGGGCCCGAGCGTTTGTTGTTGGCACTTTGCCAGTACGCAACAGGTGTGCGCCTTATTCTTTTGCTCGTACCAGCTCAACGGACGAGTGGAAGCCTGGTGGTGGGGACGGGACCCACCTGAGGTGAAGGCCAGTTGAGGGAGGGAGATAAGCGCCCTAGAGTTTAGCCAGCTCGAACCCTCAATGCTACGAGTCGGCCCGGCCCGAGGTACCTTGTTTTGGTGTCTACAGTGGTCATGTGCTGGTGACGGCACATGGTTGCAAGCCGACCTTGCGAATGCTACGATCCCGAGGCGCGGCGGTACCGCGTCGGCAGATAGATGGTTATGCGCTTCGTGTGCGGGTGGGGGGAGGTGACAAGGCACTTGAGTCACGCCGGTGGTAGCTAGACCTCCCATCCCCATGCGAATACTCCGACTTTGCGGCCGTAACCATTGAAATGTCGCTTTTTGTTTATAGGTTGAGTATGCATGCACAAGCCATTGTGGGTCAACTACGTGTACTAATTTGCTTCGCAGTTCTTGCTCGCAACCACTCCCTAGCCCCATGTCGGATGTTATCCATTGGCTGTCTGCTGCTGTGCGTGTCCTACAGAGACAAGTCAAGGAGCTCAAGGCTGCACAGGTCACTTCAGTTTTGACTCCTTCCACTACTCCTTCTGCAAGAAGGCCGATTTCGCTGCATCAGGCCTTGGGCTTAGATACTTCATGGGGTTCGGAAGCTTTGCCATCTTTCAGCGTGCATGGTGTGTGCGAGTTGAATGAAGACAGCATGGTCTTAACTTTGGCAGAGAGGGACCTTTGCAACGGAGGTTTCCGTCCGGACATCAAAGGCTCTCCCGATGGGCATATGGCCTCGGATGGAGATGCGGATTCTGAGAGCACCCTGTCATTTCGGAGCTGTGTGGAGAGCGAGTGTTTCTTGCAAGGGCAGGAAGACATCATCGACTCTTTTCTTCAAGATCTTGCTGACGGCCCTTCGATACACACAGGTGAGTCACCGCTTGCTGCCGACGAGGATGTTTTCCATTCTGTCCCTATGGTGCTTGGCCGTGATCTACCACAGCTGGGTGTCTCCTTGTTGGGGCGCCCATTACATAAGACTGACGTTGAAGAAGATTTGCGTTCATGTGAAGGTCGACCCGGGTGCCGTATGCAGCGCGACTTCATTAAGCGGGTCAGCAGGACGTGTGCCAGCTACATCGACCTACCTGCAGGCTTGGGTATTGCACCGACGTGCGATCTCAGGTATGCTTTGGCTATGGCTGCGTTGGACAAGCTGGATGTGCTGAACAAGGTCCAAAAATATGATACACAGACCGTAAACGGGCTAGTGGAACTGCTCGACTCTCTCACCGCCAAGGCTGTCCAGACTCCAGGATTACCGGATTTGGTTCATCAGAGCCGCCGCAAACAGTCCCCGGTGGATTTCACGAGCATTGCTGAAATTATTGCGGATGCAGTTTCTAGCTACTTGAATTGCCAAGAGCATCAAAAGCGTGATCGGCATGATCAGCAGAAGGATGACTATCCTCGGCCCCAGCACGATCCAATCCCGGATGAAACCTGTAGGAGCCAATCTGACAGCGGCACTGATGATCAAGATGATTTCGACCTTGTGGGATGCCAGCCCACCCAGAATGATACGTTAGAGCCTGGTGCGTTTGTCCGTGCCTTCGGCTTGAAAGCGAGGCTAGACTTGAACGAGGCGGTGGGCATCTTGGAAAATTTTGTTCACTCTAAGAGCCGATGGCAGGTCAGCCTGGACGAGAGCGGTGCTTCTGTACTGCTGAAGCCGGAAAACTTGAGGCTTATGAATGACGAAGAGCTCGACGCTTATTTTGGAGACACTTGAGCTGAGAGTAGATGCAGGGAAGTGCAGGGGTCGACGGGACAAGTTTATTTATTCGGGTTGAGCCTGACCCGGGCGGGTGCTGCCCATAGCAAGGCGGACGCATAGGTTGGTGGCGCCTTCAGGTGACCCCTGTCTCACGACAGGCGCGAGATACCTGATGTCGAGCCTCACCTGGATCTTCGGCCACTTCCCGATTTGAGCGGGCCTCTTGCGATTGATTCGAGAATCGAAATCCTGCTGTCTGATTCCCGCCTCTTTGTTCGGAGGTCTTGTTTTGTGTCCTTGGTGCTTCGGCCGCTGGGCCATCTTGATCTTGACGCCTAATTGATCCGTAATTGAGTGCAAGCCATCAGCCAAGAGCTAGTGTGACTCACCGCGGACTCGCGATTAGCTCGTTCATTC